CAATTATTTATAGGTCTATGTGCTATAATGGTGGGTGGACTTATAGTTTATTTTGTGATACAATACAATATAAAAAAAGAAAAAGAAGAAAAAGAAAATCAACATAGAAAGGTACACGATTATGAGATATAAAGCAACAATAATAGAAGATATAACAAAAGGTACTTTAGTTAAAACTAAAATAATTGAAGCTGAAAACAAAGCTGAAGCTCAAGAGTGTGTAGAGCAAGAAGGTGATACTGAGTGGCAATTAGATTATAATGTAGAGTTTGGACACGAAAACGAATACTCTTTAGAAGCATTAGAAGATTAACAAAGAAAGGAAAATAACAATGAGATATAAATACAAAGTAAGAGAGTTAGGAAAAGAAATAGTACAAGATATGGAAGCTATGTCTTTAAAAAAATTAAGAAGAAAGTTAGACCATAAAAAAGAATATGCCATTGAGTATATGAATAAACATAATCATTTTATTTCAACTACAACTAGAGGAATAGAGCCAAAATGACAGTAAAAAATAAAAAGGTAATTAAATTTACTAGAGACGATATTGAAAGTGTTTATTTAGAAAGAAATAAATATGATACTTGGGCAAGTATTACATTAAAGACTGGGATTGAAATAAGAAGTCATAGTCTAGAATTAGAAAAATTAATTTTAAATAAATATAAATCTTATGTTGCGTTTGGTGCAATCAAACATATGTGGTTATCTAATAACAACGGGGAAGATTTCAAGGTATAGTATATACTAACCCCCCTGCAACGACAGGATAGCATACCATACTTTTTTAATTATGTCAAGTAAAAATAACAGAAAGATTAAAAATATATTATGAAACCAACAATGAATTATGAGTTAGAACAAAGAAAAGAACTCAATCCATTTAAAGAATTAGCCAAAGCTGTAATTACTAGGGCTTGTTTAGATAGTCTAGGTCATATAACCAATAGTAGTTATTGTGGTAAGACAGAGAAAACTATACTGATAGATAAAGCAAAAAGATTCTTTGACCCTAGTATAAAATCATTTAGATTGTGGTGTGACCTTGCAGGTGGAGAGCCTGAATATATAAAAGACTTACATAATGATTTGACATACCACTATAATTGTGGTAGATTAAAGAACTTCAATACAAGAGTAGTAATAGAAACCTTACTCAAAAAACTATGAACATATTTCATTTACACAAAAACCCAAAGATATGTGCCGAATATCATTGTGATAAACATGTAGTCAAAATGATATTAGAAACTGCACAAATGTTGTCAACAGGTTATCAACGACACGCAGGAGAAGATGAGAAAGTATATAAACCTGCATATCCTAAACACCCAATGACTATATGGGTAGGTGATAGTGTTGGTAATTTTGGTTGGACTTTATTGCTAGGTAATTGGTTGGGCTATGAGTTTGAAAGACGATACAATAAAATGCACAAGTCTATGAAAATTATTAATTACTTTATTGATTTTAATTTATCTTGGAAAGATAAGATACCTGAAAAAAAATTTACTACACCACCACTATGTATGCCTGATGAATACAAGTGTGATGATTACATTGAGTCATATAGAAAATATTATACACACGATAAAAAAAGATTTGCAAAGTATACACACAGAGAAATGCCAGACTTTATGAAAGAAAAACAAAAGGAGGAAGATGAAAAAATGTAAATGCGAAAGCTGTAAAAGAGAAATAACTTTAGAGGAAGCAGTAATAATATTTTCTGTTTATTTCTGTAAGGATTGTAATGGTTAAAAGAAAACAACTTGAAAAAGAAATAGGAACATTATCTAATCCTAGTAAAATGCCTGCGTTTGCTTGGGGTATATCTGCAAAGAAATGTATTACTGGTAGTAAGTTAGCAAGGATAAAAGGAACTATCTGTAATAAATGCTATGCACTTAAAGGACACTACGCATTTAAAAATGTTTTTGATGCACACGAGATAAGAAGAAAAGCAATAGAGAAACCTGAGTGGGTAGATTATATGGCAGAACTCATTACCCAAAAGTACAAAAACCTAGATAAATCAAGGCATTTTCACAGGTGGTTTGACTCAGGAGATATACAATCTTACTCACATTTGATGAAGATATTTGAAGTGTGTGAGCTAACACCACATATAAAATACTGGTTAGCCGTACTTGTTGGAGTCGTAAAGTTAAACAAGTAAGCTATAAGGAGCATTAATGACAGTAAGAAGTAAACATAATAGTCTATTAAATTATTTTTTGCATGATGATAAAGATTTATCAAAGGCTTATGTAAGAAAATGTAAGAAGTTTCTTGATAGTATTCATGCAGAAATACTTACAAGAAGTTTGCAAGAAGCAAAAAAAGAAATGAGGAAAAAATGAGTGTTGATGGAAAAGAAAGTTGGCTAGAGAATAGAGCCATAGAATTGTTTGAGGAGATACAAAGAAAAAATCCTCACTTATCTTGGAATGAAATAGATGAGTTATGTTATAAACAAGCAGAAGAAGATTATATGAATCAAGCTGAGGTAGATTACAAAAAGATACAAGAAGAATCTGAGTTAGAATGAAATATATAATTATAATTTTTTTATTACTTACAGCTTGTAAGACTACAGATGTAGACCCCAAAGTTACAATAATAAAAAATATTTTACAAAAATCAGTTGACAAATAAACAAAAGTGTGATAAGGAGAAACAATGGAAACAGCAAAAAACTACCTCATAAAAGTATTTGGATTAGGATACACAGGACAATACACATTACCACTTTCAGGAATAGTAGACGCAGATAGAATAAATGATGAGGCTACACACCTTATCATTACTAAAAAGATGATACTTGAAAGAGATAAATTCTACTCCCATAATGTGAGAATAACATACGAGGAATTATAAGATTGAATTATAAGCAACAACTAGAAGTAGTACAGGGATTGTTTGTTCCACCTGATACACAGATGAGAATGGATTGTCCTTTCTGTAAAAATATAAATACATTATCAGTAGATACGACAGAAAATAATTTAAATTGGTTTTGTTTTCATGCGTCATGTAAAGCAAGAGGAAAAAAACAAGGAGAAAAAGATATGAGATATGTTCAAAAAGTATTGGAAGGAAATAAAGAATTATATATAGAAAACGATGAGTTTAAAATACCTGATAGTTTTCAAGGTATATACTCAAATGAAAAAGCAATGCGATGGTTGTCAAATAATAATTGTTGGGAGGCTTGGTCGTGGGGTAGAGCAGATATTAAATATGATGTAAAGCAAGATAGAGTTGTATTCTTAATTAAAAATAGATTCTCACATAAGTTTGTTGGTGCAGTAGGTAGAGGATTAAATAAAAATGTTTATCCTAAATGGTTTATGTATGGTAACAAAGATGTACCATTTAAATGTGGTGAGTGTGATGATGCAGTTATAGTAGAGGATTGTCCATCAGCTTGTGCAGTATCTAACATACTAACAGGTATAGCTATAATGGGTACAAAATTAAAAGATTTACACAAGAGTCACTTGAAACCATATAAAAATTTATATATATGTTTGGATAGAGATGCTACAACAAAGTCATATGATATAGCAAAAGAATTAAGGTCAGCAGGATTTGACAATGTAATAGTAAAACCATTAGAAGATGATTTAAAATACTTTAACACAGAACAGATAAGGGAGATATTTTATGATAGAAAAACAAATGCTTAGACTAATGTTAAACAAAACCTTTTATACAAAGTATAAAGGTTCTATATCTCCAACAATATTTTCAGGAGATATAAGTTCTTTGTTTGAAACAATACAAAAAGCACATGCAAAATACTCAGACAATATAAGTGTAGATGAATTGTATTCATTACATACTGCTATATTTAATCCTGCATTAACTCGTGCTGCAAAAGAAAAGTTTAGTGAGTTAGTAGAAGATTTAAAAGAAGTTCAAGAGCCTAGTAAAGAAATAGCAAAAGATATAATGTCTATACTATCTAATAGAGATTTAGCACAACGAATAGCTGTTGAAGCTACAGAAATATTTAATGGTAAGGATGCAAACTTTACAGAGATAACAAGTATGATTGAAAATCATAAGCAAGGTGATGAAGAAAAAACACCAGCAGTTACAAGTGATGTAAAGGAAGTGCTAGGACTACTTGATATAACTACTAAATGGAAGTTTAATATACCTGTGTTAAAAGAAAATGTAGGTGGTATTGGTGGTGGTAATCTTATGATTGCATTTGCTAGACCTGAAACAGGTAAGACTGCTTTTTGGGTTAGTCTTTGTGCAGGACCTGAAGGATTTGCTGAACAAGGTGCAAAGGTACATGCATTTATAAATGAAGAACCTGCTATTAGAACTCAGATGAGAGCTATATCTTGTTATACTGGTATGACTAGAGAAGAAATAATACAAGAAAAAGATGTAGCACAAAACGCTTGGAGTGAAATAAAAAATAATATATCTATGTTTGATACAGTCGATTGGTCAATGGCAGATATAGATGCACATTGTGAAAAATATAAACCTGATATAATAGTTATAGATCAACTAGATAAAATAAATGTGACAGGTACATTTGCAAGAACAGATGAAAAGTTAAGGCAGATATACACAAGTGTAAGAGAGATAGCAACTCTGATGCAGAAAATAAAATAAGAACATTATGTATAAGTAAAAATAAAATAAATGGTTATCATGGTGAGCCATCATGTACCATTAGAAGAAGTATAAGTAGGTACGAAGTATGATTACAACAGTAGATGTAGAAACATCTTGGCAAGTTACAAGCACAGGTGGTTATGATCCATCTCCATTTCATCCTGATAATATATTAGTTAGTGTTGGAATAAATGATGAGTATTATTTTACAAACCATTCTGAAAGAATAGATAAAGGTTGCTACCATAATATACAATCTGTATTAGATAAGACAACTTTATTAATAGGACACAATATTAAATTTGATCTTATGTGGTTATTAGAATCAGGATTTAAATATAATGGTAGAGTATATGATACTATGCTTGGAGAATATATATTAAACAGAGGTATAAGAAAAAGTTTAACATTAGAAATGTCTTGCAGAAGAAGACGAATAGGATCTAAAGATAGTCGTATAAAAGAATTTACAGATAGGGGTATACCTTTTCAAAACATACCAGTAGGTTTAGTAGAAGAGTATGGTAAGATGGATGTCAAAATAACAAGAGATTTATTTAACTCACAAATGGCAGATTTTAAAATGCCAAAGAATAAACATTTATTAAAGACAGCAAAGATGATGAATGAATTTTTAGTTGTGCTATCCGATATGGAAAGAAATGGAATCAATGTTAGTTTAGATGAACTTAGTAAAGTAGAAAGAGAATATCGTGCAGAGTTTGCATATCTAAAACAAAAGATAGATAAGATTGTATATAAACAAATGGGAGATACTAAAATAAATCTATCAAGTCCCGAGCAATTATCTTGGTTAATCTATAGTAAAAAACCTAAAGATAAAAAACATTGGGCTAAAATATTTAATGTTGGTATAGATAAAAATACAGGTAAAAATAAAAGACGACCAAACTTTTCACGAGTGCAATTTAGAAATTTAGTTGCAGAAAATTCAGAGACAATACATAGAACAACTGCAGAACAATGTATGCACTGCTGGGGTAAAGGTGTTATTAAAAGAATAAAAAAAGATGGTAGCCCATACAAAAATTATACAAAATGTACTGAGTGTGAAGGTGATGGATACTTGTATAGACCAATGGCAAAAGTTGCAGGGTTTCAACAAAGACCTAGAAGTGTATATGATATAGCTGAAGCAGGGTTTAGAACAGATAGACTTACACTAACTAAAATAGCAAGTGAAGCTGAAGGTGAGTTTAAACAATTTATAGATGCAATAGTTAGGCACAATGCAGTAGATACTTATTTAAATACATTTGTTGAAGGACTAAAAAACTTTACAAATGAAAAAGGTTTTTTACATCCTAAATTTATGCAGGCAATAACTGCAACAGGTAGATTATCTAGTAGAGATCCAAACTTTCAAAACCAACCTAGAGGTAAAACATTTCCTATTCGTAAAGTAGTTACATCTAGATTTAAAGATGGTAAGATACTGGAGATAGACTTTGCACAATTAGAATTTAGAACTGCTGTGTATCTTGCACAGGATAAACAAGGTATGGAAGATATAAAAAATAAAATAGATGTTCATCAATACACTGCAGATATTATTGGTGTATCTAGACAAGATGCAAAGGCACATACATTTAAACCTTTGTATGGTGGTGTAACAGGAACTGAAGATGAGAAAAGATATTACACTAAATTTTTAGAGAAGTATAAAGGTATAAAAGAATGGCATGATAAATTACAAAGTGAAGCTATTAGATTTAAAAGAGTTAAACTACCTACAGGTAGAGAATATTCTTTTCCTTATGCAGAAAGAACACCTTGGGGTGGATCTACATATGGAACACAGATAAAAAATTATCCTGTTCAAGGTTTTGCTACAGCAGATATTGTACCATTAGCTTGTATAAATATTTATAAATTAATGAAAGAAAAAAAAGTAAAAAGTTTGTTAGTAAATACAGTTCATGATTCTATAATAGCAGATGTATATCCTGGTGAAGATAGAGTCATGGCTGATATTTTTAAACAAGGAACTGCAGACGTAATACCTGCATTGAAAACGTATTACAATATTGATTTTAATGTACCCCTTGACACGGATCTTAAGATCGGTTATAATTGGTTAGATATGAAGGAGGCAATATGAAAAATATAGAAGCTCTAGAAACTCTAGATGAATACGATGATGCAGATTATGGTGCTTATCTAGAATATACAGAGTTAAAAGATAGATGTATGATTGAACCTAGTGTTTTATATATACATGAAAACCATGAGTTCTTAAGTGAGTTTAAATACTTTGCAAGTGCAGATGGTTTAGATATAAAAATAATAAAAGGAGATACAAAAATATGTTAGCTAAAATAATGACTTACATATCAGGTATTGTGACATTTTGTATTATATTTTTAATGTGGTGGCTAGTATTTGTTGCAATTTTTACTTGACTTTTAAAAAGAAATGTGGTATAAGACAATAACTAAAATGGAGGACAAATGTCTGATAATAACTTAGTAAATATAAAAGGAATGTCTGATGAGCAAATCATGCAGGCAATAGGTCAAGATG